TATCCTCAAAGAACGGGACTGATTCTGATATGACGATATTAGATGTATAAGTATCAACAACTATTTTAGATCTAGTATTACGTTTAATCTTCATTATATTGTCAAATATAACACACCCTATGATTCTATTATTATAAGTCTTAACATTATCTAGATCTAAAGTCTGGTCATATATTAATTCATTAATATTCTTGATTAATTCATTTTCCATATGATATCCTTATAATCTCTATATTCCTAAGCTTTAGTCTGTGATTTTGCATATTTTTCTCTGTATAATTTAGGTACCGTACTAATACGAAGGTTAATAATACCATTATAGTATACATCACTCAGTAATGCATCTTTTTCAAACTGTAATTTTCCTTCTGTATAAGCAAGTTCCCACTTACCATCACAAGAGTTTAATATCTCAAAGTGAAACTTATCCTTTCCGAGCTCCTCAATATCATTATTAAGATCTGTACTTGATCCTGTATATTTTCTCCAGTCACTATCATAAATCTTGATGCGTTTACGCTTCATGCCTTTTAAAGGCTTGAGCTTAACTCGCTTCTTACATTGCTTACAACCAATATACTTCCTACCTGATACAGTATTAGTAATAACATATACAAAACCGAAAGTATCGTTTGTAAAATCATCAGGAACTACTGACCAGTGTCCTGTATCGAATTCTTCGCTCACTTCTTTTTCTTCTTTTGACATTTTTTCTTTTTCTTTCTATGTTTGCTAAACCTACCGTTTCTCCTGAATGCTCCAAATATAAAAGGTAACCTTTCATCACCTTCAGCATATTCTCCACTATCAACCGGGCCCATACCCACGCTTCCCACGTTCATTTCGTAAAAGTACTCCTCAAAGCTGGATTTCATAATAATTATATTTACAATATTAACATGAGTGATCTACTAGACAGATATATTGAAGACTTAAAAAATGATTTCCATATAGATGAGATGAATTTGAAGGATGCCCAGTTAGGGTTACCAGGTAGAAAGCACTTTTGGGCATCAAAATTGGTCAATCATACTAGAGATCTCAACAACTTGAAGGTTAGAAAGAAAGATTTAGTTGATAAGGTAGCTAAAGCTATAATTGAACAGAGTCCAACTATCATGCCCTTTAAACAAGCTCAATTTAAAGCATATAATCACACAAGTATTATTAAGATTGAAGAACAAATAGTAGAAGTTGAGTTACTTGTAGATCTTTTATCAAGAGCTAGTGATATTTTTAAATCAATGACTTGGGATATTAAAAATATCACAAGAATTATTGAATTAGAAACGATGTAGTCCATTGATTTACATATATTATTGCATAATTATATATGTGATAAGATTTACTAAATCTAACAGTAAGTGTAAACTTAAATGTACATCTCCAGAGATGTTAGAATGTATTGTTGAAAACTTTACTCGAGAGACACCAGGTATGCAGTTCTCAAAGAATAAAAACAGATATGCACATATGCGTATGGCTGTTTCTAAAGTAGGTTTAATGCCAATAGGATTAGTAGGTGAAGTTTATCGTTATATAATTGAAGAGCTCAAATATAATAAGGATCTTGTAGAGATTGATAAGGATGTTATTAAGTTATATGTGCCTAATCTAGGTAAAGATATTAGTGTTAGTAATGATCTTGTGTATGATTTGAGATATTATCAAGATGCTGCAGCTAAATTGGCAGTTAAGAGAGGTAGAGGCATTATTTTACATGCTACAGGTGCAGGTAAGACATTAACAACTGCATCAATAGTACAATCACACATAGATCATAATCCTAATTTGAGGATTTTGATGATAGTACCAAATCCAACATTGATGAATCAGACATATCAGGACTTTTTAGACTATGATGTCAAATTCACAACACAAAAGTGGAGTGTGAAGGATAGAGATTTAGATAGAAGTAAGCAACTCGTAATGACATCAACATCATTTTTAATAAGCTCATTTAAGAGTGATAAAAATGTCATAAAAGATTTTGATATGTTAGTGATTGATGAGTGTCACTCATTATTACCAGGAAATGTACTAACTGAAGTTATTAATAGTTGTAATACTAGTAATATATTCGGCTTTACAGGTACACTTCCTCCAGATGATTATAATAGGTGGATTATTATAGGTAAAGTGGGCGATGTTATTCACTATAAGAATAGTAAAGATCTAAGAGACGAGGGATTCACAGATGCTAGAATATTTTGCTACCAGCTTATGTATCCATTTGTTAAACTTAAAGATTATAGAGAAGAGTTAAATTTTATATTCACAAGTGAAAAGCGAAGTAAATTAATAGCAAAAATATGTACTCAGAAGTTAAAAGGCACGACACTTATAATATATCACAAGACTCTCCAAGGAGATAACATATATCGAGCATTAATAGATGAAGGCTTTGAGAAACATGCTCATATTATTAAAGGTGATGTACCTGCGGATAGTAGAGAGGAGATCAAGGATAAAATGCGCAATGATGATCATTGTATTGTTGTTGCCAATGCTAAGATCTTCTCAACAGGTTTATCCATTAATGAAATCGCGAATGTTATGTTTGTAGATGGAGGAAAATCTCAGATATCTATCATACAATCTATTGGTCGAGGCTTAAGATTGATGGAGGGTATGGAAGTGTTAAACATTATTGACATAAGTGACGACTTAGAGTATAGTGTTAAGCATTTTGCTGAAAGAACATTAATATATAACAAACAGTCCATACCATTTAAGGTTATAGAAGTTGACTTAAGGTAGAATGTAGTTATAATAATACAAATGGAAGATGTTAACGAAGAGGTACTTGAAGGATTAGAGGATATTCCTAAAGCTAAAAAGAAGAGAAAGCGCAGAACGAAGGCTGAGCTTGCTAAAGATGAATATTATGTCACAGCAAAGGAGTTTATAGCTGAGTTGGAGAAATACTATGCTTCTGATGTTATATCTAACCAACTTGGCGGATATATTATTAAGATCGCTAACGGTTTAGGCCGTAAAGGTAATTTCTCAGGATATTCATACCTTGATGATATGAAAGGAGATGCAATCATGATAATGAACAATGCGTTAATCAATAAAAACTTTAAATTAGATAGAGGTAAGAACCCTTTCTCATATTTTACCACGGTTGCAAGTAATGCATTTATTTCTCGCATCAAGCTTGAGAAAAAGCATGAAGCTGGCGAAAGAAAACTTAAAGATCAGATGTATGATGATTTAATAAGTTCAGGCGAGATGGATAGTAGTTCGAATATATATCAAAGACCAGACCAGAACAATTAAGATGATTGATAACTTCTTTAGAGGTAAAAAAGTGTGCTGTATCTCTGATATACACATCGGTGTACATCAAAATAGTAATATTTGGCACAATATCAATACTGAATGGGCAACTTGGTTAGCTGTTGAGCTTAAAAAGCGTGGAATTGAAGATATTCAAATTTCAGGCGACTTATTTCACTATAGAGATGAGATATCTGTTGATACTTTGCATCACGCTGTTAATATCTTAAAGATATGGGATGACTTTAACATATCAATACTTGTTGGTAATCATGATGCATTTTATAAAGAGTCAAGTGAAATCAATTCACTTGAAATATTAGCAAGATGGCCTAACATTAATGTATTTTCAAATGTAACACAATTAAAATCACATGGTAATACATTCGCACAGGTACCTTGGGGCACTAAAGTAACTGATATACCAGTTAGTGATGTAATATTTGGACACTTTGAAATTAATTACTTCAAGATGACGTCATTTCAGATGTGTGATGGTAGAACTAACCCTAAAGAACTAGTCAAGCGTTGCAACAATAGAGTCATTACTGGACATTTCCACTTAAGAGATGAGAAGATATACGACGATAAATCAATTCTCTACACTGGATCACCTTTTCATCTTGATTTGGGTGATGAAGGTAGTACAAAAGGATTTTATATATTAGATGCCGAGACATTAGATATGGAGTTTGTTGAAAATAATATTTCTCCAAAGTATGAGAAAATGAAATTATCATGGCTTGTTGAACAAGATGGCTTTGATGATAATATTAAATCTCGCATATCCAATAACTTCTTAAGATTTTATCTCGATCTTAAGATTGATAATAATGATTTAACAGTAATACAAAACCATATTAGAAAATATGGACCTATGTCAATAGATGTAGAAAGAGATTATGATAATAAACTGACAATGAGTGATGGAATGGCTGATATACAATCAGTTGATAAACTAGATATTATTGCAGAATATATTGGGATGCTCACTATAGAGAATCCTAAAGAAATCACAAGATATCTACAAGATTTATACAAAAAAATAGCATGAAAAAAGTTTTCTTTGAAGAGGTTATAGCTCAAAACTTTATGTCAGTAGGGGAAGTACCCCTGAAATTAAGTTTTGAGCCTGGAGTTAATATTATTACAGGTATTAATAAGGATAAGGTGGATAGGCGCAATGGTGTCGGTAAATCCACAGTGATAGATTCTATATACTTTGCTATATTTGGAGTTACAACTCGCAACATGAAGAAAGAGTTGATTGCTCACAACCTTAACAATGATACTTGTAAGGTAGCACTTAAGTTCAGAGTGGAATCACCAAAGGGTAATGATAATTTTAGAATTGAACGAACACTAAGACCATCTCGTATTTCGATATATAAGAATGACGAGTTAAAGACTCTTGATACTATTGCTAACACCAACAAATACATTTGTGATGTGTTGTCTGCTTCACAGACAACTATAAGAAATTGTATGATATTCTCTTGTAACGATTCTGTACCGTTCATGTCTAAGAAAACTGGAGAAAAGCGTAAGTTTATTGAGGATATTCTTAACTTGGAAGTATTCAGTGAAATGCTTACAAGGGTACGAGCAGATTATAATCAACAGAATAAAGATTTCGAGATCGAGATGAATAGGTATGAAGATAATAATAATAATATAACAAGACTTAAAATATCTAAAGAAAATCTAATAATCAGTGCTAAAGATCGCAAGCAAGCAATCAAAGACAGGATAAAGCAGTTGAAGATTGATATATCCACACAACAAGATGTTATTGATAATGTAGACCTTGTTAATATTGATGACTCAGTTGAGATCTTAACAGATTTAAAGGATAAATGTAGTAAATTATCATATACTATTGATAAATTTAAGAAGAAGAAGTGGGAAACTGCCCATTCACTAAAACATAACATCTCTCATATTGATAGTTTATCAAGTGTTGGTGATGTATGCCCTACTTGTAGTGCTCCTTATAATGAAGATAGTAAAGATAAGACTGAATTATCCAAGAAACAGTACTCTGAGAGTAATAAAATATTGAAGTAGGATCTTATAACTATTGAATCCAACTTAACAAAACTTCAAGGGGCAGAATCAAAATTTAAAGATACTATTGAAGATGTTCAAGATAAGATTAGCAACGCTAACAATATAAATGAGTCCATTGGAAGAGCTAATTCATCAGTATTAATGTTTAATAGTAATATTGAAGATTTAAACAATGAGTTATCTTCTTTAAGTACATCTACAAGTGCATTTGATGATAATATCAATCAATGTGAAGATAATTTAGTAGAGATTGAGAGTAGTGTCCATATATTAAGGAATAAAATATCATTACTTGAGAATGCTAAGTTTATTTTAAGTGATGAAGGTGTAAAAACATTTATCATCAAGAAAATGCTCATGGTATTCAATACTACAATTCAATATTACCTTAAAAAGATGGATTCAGGTATTATTTGCTTCTTTAATGAGTTTTTTGAAGAAGAACTCATAAATGAGAATAATAAAGTGTGTTCATATGCTAATTTTTCCGGAGCTGAGCGTAAAAGTATAGATGTTGCATGTTTATTTGCATTTAATGATATTAGACGCCTTCAAAGTGATGTAGTCTATAATATTGGCTTTTATGATGAGTTATTTGACTCATCTTTTGATGCAAAAGGTGTTGGGCTTGTGTTTGATGTGCTTCAAGAGCGTTATGAGAAGTTTAATGAGTGTATCTACGTGGTATCACATAGAAGAGAGTCGGCACAAATCACTACAGGTAATGTTATCAACCTAGAAAAGGTTAATGGTGCTACACTTAGAGCTGCAGACGGTGAATTATCAGACATTAGTTGATTTATCAATCTTTAGTAGTATAATTGCCATATGGATAACTTACCTAAGGGCGTTACTGGCTATAGAAACATTATAGACAACAGAAATGGAACGCTAAAGATTTTTACATGGAATGAGCACGGAGAACGTATAATTCGCAACGTTTCTCACTCGCCTTATATGATGCTAGAAGATAGCAGAGGTGAATATGATAGTATATTTGACTCTAAACTCAAGAAGTATGAATTTCGTAATAGCTGGGAACGTAAAAAATACCTTACTGATAAGAATATCACAAGAACATTCGAGTGTATACAGCCTGAACAGCAATACTTGATTGATACGTTCTGGAGATATGCAGATCATAAAGATTTCACCAAGAATCAGTTAAGAACACTACTATTCGATATTGAAACATACAGCCCTACAAGTTTCCCTGAATGGAGTGATCCTAAGGATCCTATAAATGCTATTACAATTTATGATCTTGAGAATAAGCATTACTTTACTTGGGGATTAGGAGCTTGGAAGCCAGGACAACATGAAAGTGTGCCTGATAATGTGACATACATAAATTGTAAGAGTGAAGAGCAGCTTCTTGAAAATTTTATTGTCTTTATTGAGAATGATTATCCTGATATATTAAGTGGGTGGAACTCAAATGGGTTTGATATACCATATACTGTATCTAGAATAGATAGAGTGCTTGGAGATGGCGAATCAGCAAGACTTAGCCCTACTCATAGGATCAATAAACGAGAAATGCTAGGGCAGTTTGGAAAGATGACAACTAGATTCTATATTGAAGGTGTATCATGCATAGATTATATTGATGTATATAAGAAATTTATATTTAAGAATCGTAGTAGCTATAAATTAGACAATATTGCTAAGGTAGAACTAAATGATGAGAAGATTGATTACGGTGACCTAACTCTTTGGCAGCTTGCTGATGAGAATTGGCAGTTATTTGTAGATTATAATATTCAAGACGTTAGAATCATTGTTAGATTAGAAGAAAAACTTAATTTTATCAGCTTATTACGAATGTTTGCTCATGTTGGTTGTTGTACTCTTGAGAGATCAATGGGAGCTATTGCTGTAATTAACGGTTCAGTAGCTATTG